TAGAGCAGGAGGCCGCTCAGTCGGCGCAGCAACTCCAAGAACAGGGGCTGGAACCCGAGCAGGCCACTTACATTGCCAACCAGCAGCGCCAGATGAGGGAGAGGGAGATTGGCGCGCAGCAGCAGTTGTATTCCCAGGCAGCATACATGCAGGGAAAGATGAACGCTGCTCTCTACTACTCGGAGCAGCATGGTGTCAGCGCGCAGGAACTTCTCCAGTACGACAACCCACAGGCTATGGAATTGGCTGCGTTACAGAAGTCCGAGATAAAGGGCCTTAAAGATAAGGTCGCAAACCTTCAAAAGAGTGGTGTGCCTGCCCAGACAATGGACTCGAACACGGCTTCCCCAGCGATGGGGACAAGCCAGGAACGATTAGTTGATTCGGCGTTGAACAAAGCACCTGGCGAACGGACGCAAGCAGAGCAAGAAGCCCTGGCTCGAATGGCTGGGGGATAAGGAGACGGTAGATGGTACAGACGGCCACTAGCGGGCAACTAGCCAACGCTCAGAGGATCATGATTAGCGCGACTCGGTACACCGAGGAACATAACGCGCCGATGATGGCTCTTACCGAGCAGTTTACCCTTTCGAAGGGTTCCAAGACGGTTACAGTGCCCAAAGTGGCCCAGATGAATATGTCTGCCCTGGTCGATGGGCAGGACATTGTCGATGGCGAAGACCTGGGGATGACCACCGTTGACCTGACCGCCTCAGAGGTGGGGGCCAAGGTGGTGTTGACCGACAAACTCGTCCGGCAGTCCGTGCCGAACGTGTTCCAAGTGGTTGGACGGCAACTTGGTGACGGCATGGCACGCATCAAGGACACCGACGTGCAGGCGCTGTACACCAACCTGAACGGCGGGACGACTTTGGGCCTTGCGTCCAAGGAATTGTCTGTCATTAATCTGACCGGCTGTATCGCCTTCGCCAAGGCAAACACGTTCGGGTCGAAGATATACGCGGTGCATCACCCCAACGCAGTATCGGAGTTCGTCAAGAGCGCCGCTGTATCCGGCACATCGGGCGTTGCGGTACCGCGTGGTTGGTCGGAAGACCTGCTAAAGGACTTCTTCGTCGGGCTTCGGCCCCTGAACGGGGTTCCGCTTTTCGAGGCGGGCAACATCCCTGAAGACTCGTCCGGTGACGGCATCGGGGTCATTGCCGACCAGGGCGCGCTGGCGACACTCACGTCGGTCAAGATGAACATGGAACGGGAGCGGGACGCTTCGCTCAGGGGCACTGAGGTGGTTATTACCGCCGACTACGGGGTCTTCGAGTTGGACGACAGCCGTGGAGCGGGTATGCTCTACGACATCTCCGCGCCGGTGACGAGCAACTAGCCTTGGACACTCGCGAACGGACTTTCCTGAAGGCTGAACTTGCCAAACAAGGAATTGTTGGTGAGTACCTGGAGTCGTGGCAGCCGCGTGAGGACTTGTATCTTCACGTGCCAAGGCTGAACAACAACGGCAAGGAAACTCGACCGATAGGTTCGGTAGTCCCGAACCAGCCGTCCGACATGGACCACAAGTATAGGCTGGCACGGCGGGGCGTACTGCCCTGGCCGCCTACCGAAGCCTGTGGCTGTAAGGGATGCAGAGAGCGGGACTGGAGCCAGTTCGTCACGAACGAAGAGGGGCACGTCGTTGAAATCGAGACTGCCGCTGCTCCAAAGGTAGCGGTAGAGAGCATTGTTGTGGGGCATGACGACCCTCCGACGATAGAAATCACACCATTGGATGTGAGGATAAAGTGCCCCGACTGCGACTTCGTGGTCAAGTCAGACAGTAAGAATCCTGTGGGGAGTTTAAGATTCCACCGCATGGGCAAGCACAGAGAGACACAGGTAGCGTAGCCCGCGAGGGCGCACAAAACCGCATGGCTGTAATGATTGGCCGAGGTCGTGCGGGGCAACACTATCGGCTAGTCGCAGGGTGTATAAGAAACCTGTAAGCACGACCTTGAAGGAGGTTATGAAATGGCTTTTCCACAGACAGTGATGGGCAACTACGGATGGGAGAAGGTAACTAGCACATCCCAGAAACAAAAACTTGGTACGCGGATGCAGATATTCGACAGAGCATTTGTATACGCTCAGGCAGGTGAGGCAATAACTGCCGGTGTGTTAGTAACGGGAAAAGCGGGAACTGCTGCTCATCAGGTTGATCTGGCAGTTACTGCTGCTTCTGCCGGTGCTACTACTGTAACTCTTTCAGGTTCTTTGACTATTACAGAGAATCTATACAAAGATGGTTGGCTCATCTTCAACGATCTTGGAGAAGAAGGCCATATGTACAGGGTTAAAGGTAATACGGCAGTAGCAAGTGCAACGGGTTGTGTAATAACAATTGATGAACCAGATGGACTTGTAACTGCAATAACAAGTTCACAGCAAGTTGGGTTGTATGAAAATCCATACAAAGAGGTGGATATACACGACTTCAACGACATAGACCATGCACCATTAGGTTGGGCTTGTGTTGACATTGCAGATGAGTCTTACGGATGGCTCTGTGTCAAAGGATTCACAACAGCCCTGATTGAAGGCACTCCGGGAATCGGATTGCCGCTAGTTGCGTCTAACAGCGTAGACGGGTCTGTTGAAATCCTAGATTCCGATGATGACGCAGAGGGAACTATCGTTGGGTACATGGGTCCGATAGCTGGTGTAAATGGCGAATACGGGCTTATCAAGGCAAACCTAGAGTAATAGAGACTAAACTCCAGACCCCACTGGGGCCGATCCGCAACAGGGTTGCCTCGGTGGGGCGGAAAACTGAATTAATCTCCAATTAGTAGGCACAAGGAGTCCTCAAATGGCGAGAGAACTGATAATCAACGGACGAAGAATCGCCCAGAGCGAATCTGTGTTCGGCATTGCCGAAATCGGCCATAACCACGGAGCGGACATCCAGAAGGCCAAGGCGATGGTGAATACCGCCAAGGCTGCCGGTGCCAGCGCGGTGAAGTTTCAGACACGGCACCCGAAGGAAGTCTACGCCATGCAGGACGTGCCTGGGGGCTACCTGTACAAGGCTGACAACCTACAGTGGATGGATAGCGAGTACGGCACGCATCGGGAAAAGTTGGAGTTCAGCCAAGAACGGTGGGAGGAACTGTTCAAGTACTGTCGGGGGAAGGACATGATAGCGTTCTCCACCCCGCTTGACTTCTCCAGTGCGGACCAACTGAACGACCTGGGAGTGCCTGCGTTCAAGATAGCCAGCGGGGACGCGACCAATATCCCGCTGATTCAGCACGTCTCGAACTTCAACAAGCCCATGATTATCTCTACCGGCGGGTTGGGAATAGAAGACGTTGATCGCATCCACGACACGCTGTCAGGACACGCCCAGTTCGCGTTGCTCCAGTGCTCGTGCATCTACCCAGCGCCGGACGACGTGATGAACCTGAACGTCATCTCTACGTATATGGAGCGATACCCCGACGTGGTAGTGGGGTTGAGCACCCACAATAGGTCGTGGCAGCCGACCGTGGCAGCCGTGGCGATGGGAGCGCGCATCTTCGAGCACCACTACACCAACAACAAGTCATGGAAGGGCACTGACAACCACTTCTCGCTAGACCCTGGCGAGATGCGGGCCTTGGTGGACGCTTGCGCCACCGTCCAAACGTCCCTGGGGAGCCGTACAAAGGCGCAAGACCCCAAAGAGGCGTCCTACACCACAGAGCGGCAGAAGAAGCTCGTGTGGGCCAGGAGTGCGTCTGAGAAAGAAGTCCTGACACGCGACCACTTCTCGATACTGTCTCCTGGGGACGGTGTACCGCCCTACAAGATGGCGGAGTTGATCGGTAGCAGCGTCATTAAGGACGTGCAGCACGGGACAGACGTGGTGTGGGCGGATACCCTGATCGGCTATCTCCAGGGTGGGAATGAACAGGCTGTTCCTATTGGAAAAAAGGCAGATACCTACTAGCATCGCCGCGCTGATTCCAGCGAGAGCGGGATCGACAAGGGTGAAAAATAAGAACGTCCGTCTATTGGCGGGCCACCCGTTGCTAGCGTGGACGATTGCCACGGCCAAGGGGAGCGGCATCTTCGACGAGGTATACGTCTAGACCGACTCTCAGGAGACTGCGGACATAGCCGAGCGGTACGGGACTACCGTCCCTGGGCTTCGCCCTGCGGAGTTTGCCACCAGTACGTCGCCGGACATCGGTTGGGTGGCGCACACGTTGGGTGGACTGAAGGCGGATGGGCACGACTACGATGCCTTCGCGCTGTTGCGCCCGACCAGCCCGTTCAGGCTGCCTGCGACAATCAAACGTGCATGGACCCAGTTCCGGAACGGGGAAGCAGACTCGCT